CAATGCGGTTAAAGTATTCGTTGCGGTTTTTCATGAGGATTACAAGGTTACGAATCCGGGCATCGATGACCGTGTTTGGATATTGCAAACATGCTTTGATGTCGTAGCAGTAGAACATGCATTCTTTGCAGTGTGCGCAAGTGAGAATTGGCGGGAGGCTTACATTGATCGTTTTGCCAATTTTGCGGTTTCCCTCACTGATACAGAGCTTGATTTCTTCTACCGGAATGTCCTCGTAAAATGCCCGACGCGCTTTCATTTCTGCCGTTACCTTTTTGATACTTTCAATGCTGTACATGCTGTTTTCCTCACTTTCATTTTTTCGTTGTGGCCCACTTCTATTGTACCACTATGAAACCATAGTGTCAAAAAGTGAGGAAAATCAAGGCTTCCAGGTTTCGGGCTTCCTATAAAGTAAGACGCGGAAAGGGTTTGCGGAGTGCTGATCAATCGCGAGTCTGGCTCCCGCCCGGGCAGCGCTGCAGCTTTACAGAGCAGCATGTAATACAGCTTTACAGAACAGCATGTAATACAGCTTTACAGAGCAGCATGTAAAGAAACATATCATCTTTGCATATATTGGAAGAGATTATTTTGATGACAGCCCGCCAGCCTCCCGCGCCGCAAGCCCGCGCCGCGAAATTTAAGGAAGCGACAGCCCAAACCGCAAAGCGGTTTGACCGGCACACCCCGTCCCCACGATTCAGCCCTGGGGGGCTGAATCGTGCCAGGGACTCCGGCGGAGCCGGACTCCATATATAAATACTTCAGCACCCCGACACTGCAACCCGGCGGGGTTTGAAAGCTATGAAGGCAAAAATGCAAACTTTTTAAAAAGTGAAAGATGGTGAAGGTAAACCTGCATACTTTTTCCCAGTGAAGGATGGTGAAAGATAAACTTAAACTTTTTCCTAATGAGAGTTTAGTTTTGTTATATAGAGAAAAGTTGTATTTCAGCCTTCACCATCCTTCACTGGGAAAAGTTGTCAATTCATCCTTCACCATCCTTCACTCAAAATAAGGAGGTACCCTATGGGAAATTACAGATGCCGTAAAGAGGGTTTTCTCGCTGCGTGGCAGATTAATGCGGCTGAGTTAATGTTCCAGGGCAAGAGCGACGATGAGATCGCCAGAGAGATCTACCACATCGAGGAAAGCGACCCGATGTACATGCGGAAGATCAAAACCGCACGAACCAAACTCAGCAAGCTCCGGAAGAATGAGAAGTTCCAGGAGTACTACCGGTCGATTGTAACTGAGTGGTCTGTGCATAACGTCGGTAAGGCACTGCTGAAGATATCGCATCAGCTCGACGATGATAACCCGTGGATCGTGAACAAAGCAGCGAATGACATTCTGACGCAGTCGAAGAAGTTCATGGGTAATGATGAGAACTCGGTGAGCATCACGTTTGAGAATCCCATCGCGCTCGGGTCGCCTGATCAGGCGGATCTACCTGACGCATCCGTCTCTGCGCTGCCGGACGCATCCGCTGATGCCGACACTGATGACCTATGAAGTGTTCGATACAATACGTCCCTACGGTAAAGCAGCGGCTGTTCCACTCGTCGCATGCCAATGAGATCCTCTACGGAGGCGCGGCTGGCGGAGGGAAGACCAAGGCCATTGTCATGGACGCCTTGCTGCGGTGTGCCACTCACCCTGGGTCGACGGCGGCGATCTTCCGCCGGACGTATCAGGAGCTTGAGGACACGGACATCAAGGAGGCACTGGCGTCTTACCCGGAGGAGCTGGCTAAGTACAACGTAGGGCGGCATGAGTTCCGTCTGATCAACGGCAGTAAGATATTGTTCAGGCACTGCGAGAACGAGGCGGACAGGTTCAAGTATTCCGGTATTGAGATACAGTTCCTGTACTTCGACGAACTGACATCGTTCGAGCAGGTGGTGTATGACTTCATTAAAACCCGTCTGAGGGCTAAGAGGAGTCTGGGGGTTGTGCCTATCGTCAGATCGGCAAGCAACCCCGGGAACATCGGCCATGGGTGGGTTAAGAAGATGTTCGTCGACGCGGGGCCGTACATGTCCATCCAGACACAGGAGATTTACTCCGAGACCCTGCACAAGACGAAGAAGATCCGGACGCAGTACATACCGTCACTGGCCATGGAGAACCCGTTCATCACGGATGACTATATCTTCGAGCTTGAGCAGAAACCCGAGGCGCTGCGGAGGGCGTTGCTCAACGGTGACTGGGACTCCTTCGAGGGACAGGTGTTCACGGAGTTCGTCAATGACCCGAAACATTACTCTGATCGGTTGCACACACACGTCATCGAGCCGTTCGACATTCCGTTGGACTGGCCGAGGTACTTCTCGTTCGACCACGGGTACTCTCGGCCTTTCGCCTGCCAGTGGTGGGCGATGGACTACTCCGGACGGGCGTACCTGTACCGCGAATGGTACGGATGCAAGCCCCGGCAGGCTAATACCGGTATCGAGCTGTCGCCCCGGCAGATCGCTGAGGGGATCATCGCAAGGGAAGCACCTGAGATGAAGGACAACCTGCAGATCCTCCGCACCGCTGACCCTGCTATCTTCGACCGGTCACGCGGTGACAGCGTGGCTGACCAGATGGCCCCTGACGGTGTGCGTAAGGGCGTGGTATTCAGCAAAGGCGACAACACCCGGATGGCTGGTAAGATGCAGGTGCATGAGCGGCTACGGTTCGACGCCTTGGGTAAACCCGGGATGTATGTGTTCAGCACCTGCCAGGACTGGTTGCGGACGGTGCCTAACCTTCCGTACAGCCAGACCAAGCCTGAGGATATCGACACCGACGCTGAGGATCATGACTATGACGCCATGAGGTATTTCCTGATGGATCATCCCATGACACCCACGAAGAAACCACCGAAAGAGTATAAGCCTTTCAGTCCGTTCGATGAAAATTAAGCGCGGCAGCTTCGGCGTGCAGCAGACAAAAATAAATGAAAGAGGAGGAAGCTCCTGTTTCCGCTGCCGCGCTTTTTCTTTTAGGAGGTCACTATGACAGAATACGAAAAGGATATTCAGGAAGAATATTTCCTCGATGAACAGCCGCTGGATGAAGAGGATAAACAGCTTCTTGAGACGATCTATGATCGGCTGGACATCTTTGAAGAGATGAATCGGCAGTATCATGACAAGGCTCAGGATGCACGGAAGATTCTGCACATGGAGGATCCGGAGCAGGATAACATTCGTACCCTCATGGAGAACCAGAAGAAGACCCTGCAGCTTCAGACGCTGAAGTCCACGATCAATAACGTGGTGGCCGACCAGATGCTGTCTATGCCGGAAGCGCGGCTGCTTCCGGAAATCCCGGACATGCAGGCGGCTGCGGATGACCTTCAGGATCTGGTGCATTACATCGTGTACTGCGCGAATGACTTTGAGCAGCTGCACTACCGGCGCTGTGAGGACTTCTATGGCCCGGGAACGGCTGTCACGCAGATCGCCTGGGATCAGGACATGGCGTACGGTAAAGGTGAGGTAGCGCTGCTGCGCTGGCCGCTGGAGGCGTTCCTGTGGGATCCCACGGCTGAGAGTCTGCAAGACTGCCGTGCTGTGATGAAGGTAAGCTGGCATCCCCTGAGCTGGTACACCGAGCATTACCCTGAGGAAGGGAAGTACGTCGGGTGCGATGACAACATGCACAACAACGTCGGTAAGTCCGATGCTCAGGAGGACTCCGAGCATAATAACGATGAGAAACGTGCGCTGCTGATCGAGTATTGGTGGAGGACATACAACGCCAAGACCCGTCGGTATCAGGTGAACGTTGCCTACGCTGCCGGTAATGCCCTGCTGGAGAAGCACATGGACGTTTACGCCCATGGGCTGTATCCGTTCGTCATCGACGTGCATGACAGTATTGAAGGCTGCCTCGCAGGCGAAGGTCTGGTGCATGAGCTGGCACCCATGATGCGGTACATTAACCGCTATGCGTCCTACATTGACATGAACCTGCGGATGAGTTCCAAGGGCAGGCTGCTTGTCCAGAAGGGCAGCGGTATTGATAAGGAAGCCCTGGTGGACTGGGAGCAGGACGTGATCGAGGGTGACCGGGTTACGCCTGATGCCCTGCAGTGGCTGCAGAACCAGCCGTTTAACAGTGCTACCGTGCAGATGATGACCATGCTGGAGTCCGACCTGAAAGCTGACTCCGGTGCTAACCAGTTCACCCGTGGTGAGACCACTGGTGGTATTGTCTCCGGTAAAGCTATTAACAGTCTGATCCAGGCTGGTGGAAAGATCGCATCCATGCGGACAGAGCAGTTGAAGTATGGGTTCAAGCAGATGGTCGAGCAGATCATCTGGTTGATGGCTCAGTTCTATGACGATAAGCGTACCGTGATGATCACGGGACGGAAACCGGCACGGATGCTTCAGGTGAATACGAAGGAACTGTTCGGCACGAAGACCAAGGGTGCCGTGAACCCTCCGCCTTATACGGTGCAGATCGAGGTATCCAGCCGTGACCCGCAGCGGATCGCTAACCAGAACCAGATGTTCATGGAAGCTTACACCATGAGCGCACAGGCACAGCAGTTCTTCCCGCTGAGTTCGCTGTTCCAGATTTTGAACCTGGACGGTAAGGATAAGATCCTCCCGGTTATTCAGTCTAATGAACATTTCCAGGAACAGATGATGGCATTGCAACAGCAAGTTGAACAGATGGGCGCTCAGATGGAGCAGATGGCGAAGGAAAACCAGAACCTGAAGAAGACGAACGTACAGCTGACCAACTCTCTGGCAAATATCGGAACCAGCGCAAGCAACAGCATTGTCCCCAACGGACAGCCTATGCAGAAGGTGGCCGCCCAGGGTGGAGGCCCTGACTCTGCCAGCGCGATTGTAGAAGCCGCACGGAGCAGCATGGGCCAGCAGACCGGACAGCCGCTGCCAACTTAATTGAGTCAAAGGCCCCGTGATTGCGGGGCTTTTGCAAATAAATACACGCATACCGTGATTGCGGATGCGCGAAAGGAGATCCTATATGAATCCCGAAGAGACCATGGTTGATTTTGACGATGATCAGGAAGCGGAAGAAGAGCTGCCTGAGGAGATCGT